GTTAAGCTGGCCTTCCACGTCAGGGGGAAGGGCCTGTTGAGCCATCTGTGGCGGAGGAGGTCCCATTTGCGGAGGAGGTCCCATTTGCGGAGGAGGTCCCATCGGCATTTCAGCGGGGCCGCCAGCTTGCCTAAATAAAGTTCTTCTTAGTACGGTCATACGGGGTACCCTCCATATCCTCCACCTCCACCTCCAAACATTCCTGCTCTACTTAGTCCCATGACTCCCATCCCCAAGCCCGCTACTTGTTGTCCCCATCCGGGGCTAGGTTGTTGTGAGGATTGAATCATTCCTTGCGAGCTAGGTAGTGCTTTAGTTAAGTCAGCCAAGAACCCTATTTGCTGGAACGGATGCTGGTAAGCCGTTTGGTCCGCAGCAAACTGGTTATTTAATACATTCTGGGCTTGCTGTTGCGTCATACCACCGTAACCCATTAAGGCTTGGATGTCCGCTGCCCGCATCCCTTGGGCTTGAGCGCCAAGACCAGCTTCAGCTTGTCCTAACCGTCCTAGTCCCAGACCTAATTGACCCGTGGCGGATGCTAGGCTGCCTATGCCCTGTGCCGCTTGTCCTCTGGCTTGAGCGAGTCTAGCCATTTGGTCAACGTCCGCTTGTCCAAGCTGTCCGTACTGAAGACCTAACTGACCACCTCTCATAGCCATGTCCGCTAACGATTGTTGACCAGCAAGACCCATCTGACCACCCATTTGAGCCAATTGGCCGCGAAGACCCGCACCTTGTTGTCGTCTTTGCTGAGACTGCTCATACGCTTGCTGCGCTTGCTGTGCCGCCTGTTGGTAACCTTGCGTTCTAAGTTGAGCCCCGGTCCGTGCCTGCTGTTGCAGTACATTACGACCGATTTCAGCTTCCTGTATACCACTTCTGGACCCACCAAACGCCCCTGAACGCACACCTTGCGCCCGGGCTCCTACTTTCTGTTGCTCACCTAGACGAGCCAGTTCCGCTTGTTCCGCGTCAATAACCTGCTGCGTGTAGGGACTCATGTAATTTTGAATGGTGTTTGGATCAAATTGACCCCCGGTGCCGCCTAAACTTTGGGCAGCTCCGTAAATATTCTGTTGGGTAGCTCCCATAATACCGGGAATGCCTGCCCCGGCTCGATTTAAGCCCCGTAAAGCTTCCATACGTGTCTGGTAAGGAATGCCTCTGGTTCGATCCGCAAGACCGCCTGCGCGTTGTAGGCCAGAAATCGAAGCACCTTGTTGAGCTAACGCTTCAGACATCGCGGGCATTGCGCCACTGCCTATGGCCGATTTAGCCCCTTGCAAAGAGCCTAGCGCACCCTGTAAATAAGGTTCATAGCCTCCAATGCCGGCACGGAGCATATCGCCAGCAGCCATTGTTTCGCTAGAAAGTCCTGCAATACCTCGACTTGGGGGTAAGATCCCAGCCTCTTGTAGTTTTTTAACGTAATCCAGACCAGACTGGTAAACCCCGGTTTTATACGCCTCAATATTGGGGGATTCAGATACTATCTGCGTAGTGGTTTCTGTAGGCATTACGCGACCCTCTCAAAATTTCGCATCAAGTTATACATATTGTTCATTCCAGCTTGGCGGTTGCCGTTACCAGCACCGCGAACGGCGTCTGCCGTCATTACAAATTCGCCATCAGATAGCATTGCTGGCACGTCGTCCGAGGTTTCTGTCCCGGGGCCATATATTGCGCCAATCCTTGGCGGGAACTGCATAGCGTCTATACTACCGCCGTGCGCCCTGTCCGTAGGGTACGGCATATTTCCATAAGAGGGTAAGTTAAAATCAACGGTGTATTTGCCGGGATCTGCTTCAAATAGCTCCTGTCCGGTTTGGCCGCCCCAAGGATTAAGATCTGTTTCAATCTCATCATCTTTTGTAAGCGCGTCAATCGCCATTGTAGTTCCCAGCAAAGGAGCCATTTGCCGCATCGGTCCGGGGGCCATATGTAGGGCCTTGCTTTGTAAGCCCCTTTGGATTGAATAATCTAAGGTATACGGATCAACTCCCGGATATTGAGCCTCGGCCAAGGCTGTCCAATGAGGGCCTCTCGGGAAGAAAGCATTTCTTAAAGCACCCAAAGGTCCTTCCCCACCGGGGGTGTAAGCATCTTTTATACTTGCAAAAAAACCGGGAGGTTTTCCGGGAGGTTTTTGGGCCAAGGAATCTACACCGCTAGTACTTGCAGCGGCTGATGCGTCAACAGGAGCGGCATCCGTTCCCGGACTTGTCGCAGTTGGGTAAACGGGAGGCTTTTTAGAAACGTCCAGACTATCCGAAGGCAAGGTTTGACTTCCCTGACTTGTCGCAGTTGGGTAAACGGGAGGCTTTTTAGTAACAACATCAGGGACTTGACTTGCGTCTGGGACCAAAGGACCCTGACTTGTCGCAGTTGGGTAAACGGGTTTACGAGGAGCCCCGGGTAAAGCCACGGATTTAGACGGGACATCATCAATAAATCCCCCCTCTACCGGTATTTCCTTTGGGTCGAGAATAGATCGTCCTTCTTGGCGAGCTTGCATACGAATACGCCGCGGCTCGTCGCCTATTGCAGGCAATGCTGAAGTAAAGCCACTCTTAAACCCAGCGCCAAAGCCTGCACCACCGGGTCGGGCACCTTGAATACCGCCCTGTATGCCTTTAAACAGACCTGCAGCCGCTCCGCCCATCGCCGCCGATTTAAGGGCGTCTCCAAAACTTCCGCCCTGAGTAAGGGTGATTACACCACTACTTAACGCAGAAGACGCTATCAGTCCCATCCCGGGGAAGATGGTGTTTAAAATAACGGGTAGAACAACGTGTATGACTTTCTTAAATATCTTCTTAACACCGCCCCACAATTTCTTTAAAAAGAATTCAGGTTGCCCTGTGACAGGGTTAATGGAGTTTAATTCGTTACCGACAACATAGCGTTCCGGGTCAATACCCATCATACGCATCTGTTCAAAAAGCTTTTCTTTAAGTCTGGGGTTTTCTCTAAAGACCGCCATCGGAATAACGGTTTCACCTTCTGCCGCGTGAACCATGTACTCATCTTCGTGGCGACCATACTCAGCAAGCTTATTTGCTACTTTTTTAACTTCGGCAATACCACTTCGAGGAATATCCTCTTCATCGGCCCAAGAGCCTGTGGTAGCGGTTATAAAGTTAGCAATGCCGCCCGCAGGAATTTCCAGAGGGGGTTGATCTAGTAGTTGGTCATAATCAAGAGCAGCTTCGGCCATAACTATACTTCTTGACTTATAAAGCTTAACATCATAGCACTCATATTACGTTATCTCCACGGTAATGTTACCACTTGCAATCACTTGAACAGTGCCTAAAGTGGCGGTTGCGCTTAATCCTGCGGTTTCAGGGGTAGAAATGTTTTCCCACCGGTTGCCTAACCACACCTGAAGGACGCTTTCTGTCAAATTCCAAATGACATCGCCCTTTTGAAATAAATTTTCATCCCGGTCTGCGGCCAAAAAAGAAGGGGTTTCGTTGGGGTCAAACTTATTTAAACTCAGCTCTAACGAGCGAATAGCCCGGTTGTACGTGTCAGGAAGGACCTGATCCCCCATCTCAATGGGTAAAATACCTTGCAGCAGCCTAGCCATTAACGCCGACCATTAGGACGAATGTCCAGCCGTGTGCCACCAACCCTGAAACCTACCCCTAGTTGAGTTGCGGTAGAAGCATCATCATCTGACTCAAAACGAACTACCGCCTGACGGGCTCTGGCGCGTAGATCAATTTTGGAGGTAGACGACGTAAAAGCACTGGTGCTTTGCGTAGTCAAGGAGTCGCCGGGGTAATTACGGGTTTTTAACACGGTGTTGATTTGTTGGTCATCACCGCCCCCCGTAAACTTAACGTCCGGGATCATACGGCGTATAAACTGGAAGTCCTCCCCTTCGCCAATGTCAAAATCACCGGATTCAACGTATACGTTAGTCATCGGGGAGCCGTCAGCATCGTTACCCAGTTCTTGGTTATAGATATAGTGTGTTCCACTAACCGATCCCGCTGCACGGGGGTTGTTTTCAATGCCTTCGTCAATCCACGCGGTACGGGCTAATTCGCCAATGGCCCACACGCCGTCAGAGTAATTAAAAGTAACGTAGCGGTCAGGTAAGTCTGCACTGCTGGAGTTATAGAACCAGCCGACTTCGTTAAATTGACGGTTTAAAAACCCAAAAAACTGGAAGTTTTGATCTTCGTTAATGTCGTCAAACACATAGCTATGTACCAGACAAGGCACATTTTTAACTGCGCCGTTGTACACATAAAACCCTTTTCGATCCATCCAGAACACCCCCGCCGGGGAATTAATAGCAGCTCCGGGGGCAATTAAGCCAACACCTTCGTTAATTAAATTTACACCGAAGGTATAAGGAGGTCCGATAAACTGAAGACTGTACAGAGCCGTGTCTGTCCAGACTAAAGTTTCTTGTCTTGCTCGTAACCCGCCTATGATTTGAGAACCAGAGGATAACCGCAAAGAACCGGCAGTATTGGTGCTTTTTGGTTCCCACTCTAATATGTTTGCTTGATCGCACCAAGCAATCAACAAGGGGTCAATGACATTAGTTCTGGTAGGTAGTTCAATAGGGTCAGCCCCCAATACAATAACGTGCCGATCCACCGCAGATACAAGCACCTGTAGTCCTAGCGTAGGAGGCAAATTAGCCCCGGACACATCTTCTAACGCTTTGGCTCTAGCTGAAACAGTATCTGAATTGTCCCAGTAAAAAACATTTCCAGCCCGGACACAAGAAACCATGTCTTCGCCAAAGTTATCAATAGACCACAGGCGTAACTGGCTGGATGCACTTAACGCACTGACGGAGCCGAAAGTACCACTGCCCCAAGTACCTGAACCATAGCCAGAGCCAGACACAAACGTATCGAGCCCGATATTAATCTGGTACGCGCCGACAACACTACCTCCCCCATTGCCAGAGTCGCTAGCATTTGCTGTTACTGTGTCTCCATCTGTATCTTTAGCCGTGAAGGTATAGGCATTGGCAGAAGTGACTGTGGCTACTTCATATTCCTGATTAAGCACCGCTGCTAGTACAGTGCCTCCTAAAGAAGCCGCTCCACTAAAGGTGACAAAATCCCCTGCTACAGCCCCGTGGTTCGTGTCTGTTGCTGTAATAGTAGAAGAGCCATTTGTAGCAGCAAAAGTAACATCTCCAGCACTGGTGGTTAAGCGCAAAGGCGTCACGTCGTAAAATTCATCGCCTTCCTGAATATAAAGTTTTAAACGGGTGCCTATGCCCAAAAACTTAGTGCCTTGGAGGTTGACCCAAGCATGGAGGTTACGAGCCGTTCCTTTATAAGTGTTAAGGGTATTTTTTGCCCACCCACCAATCTTTTCCGGGAACCCTTTTCGGAATCGAATTAAATTACCATCGAACCAACCGCCTTCAGCCGTATAAGCGGTTCCTTCTTTATTGATTCCCGGATTAAATAATAGTTTTTGTAGTGGCATAACTTACTTTAATATTACGGTCACCCATCCAGCTAAAGCTGTTGTAAGAACAGTACCTACAACTAACCACGCCAGCTTTTCCCATCGAGCAGCATGAGATTTACTTGCTTCTTTAAGCTCTCTAAGCTCAACGGTGCATTCTGCCCAGCGTTCACCGCACTCTTTTTCATGCTTCGCAATGCGCTCTAAAGCCTTTAAAGCCAGTGCTGTAGGTGTGGTTGGCTTAGTAGCTTTTGCTTGTTTTTTTGCTCTTGTCGGAGCTTTCTTTGCTGGCATCTTTCGTGATCTCGACTGGCTTTACCTCTGCACTGCTTTCTTTCGCCTTTCCGAT